GTATAAGAGACAGTTACGAAAGAGTATTAGGTAAAGGAGCTACTAAATTACCATTTCATTCATGTCATGTATGTGAAGAAGATAAAATGACTGTTAGAGCAGGAGGGTATAATGAATTCCCTTATCTTGTACCTAGATGGTCTAAAGCAACAGGCGAAATATTTGGACGTTCACCATCTTACAATGCTTTACCTGATATTAAAACATTAAATAAAGCTGTAGAAATTGGACTTAAAGCATGGGCAAAAGCTATTGACCCACCACTATTAGTACAAGACGATGGTGTTATCGGTAAAGTAAGAATGACCCCTGGTGGTATAACAGTAGTAAGAAGTGATGCAGCAATTAAACCTTTACAAATAGGAAGCAATTGGCAAATAACAGATTTAAAAGAAAATCAATTAAGAACTGCAATACGTCAAGCATATTATTCTGACCAATTGCAATTACAAGATGGGCCTCAAATGACAGCTACAGAAGTACAAGTAAGATATGAATTAATGCAAAGACTTCTTGGACCTACACTTGGTAGATTCCAATCAGAGTTTTTAAATCCTTTAATAGAAAGAGTATTTAACATTATGTTTAGAGCAAATGCTTTTTTACCTGCACCTGAAGCAATAGAGGGAGAAGGATTACAAGTTGAATTTATAGGACCTTTAGCTCGTTCACAAAGAATGGAAGAAGCAGTTGCTGTAGAAAGATTATATCAATTAGGTATGCAATTAGCACAAGCAGATCCAGGTGTTTTAGATTTATTTGACAACGATACAGCAATTAGACTAAGAGCCGAGTTGTTAGGAGTTCCTAAAACTGTACTTCGTGGACCAGACGAAGTAGCACAAATAAGAAAACAAAGAGCAGAACAACAACAAATGCAACAACAAGCTGAAGCAATGCAACAACAAAGTGAAATGGGTATGTCGCAAGCTAAAACAATGACAGAAATGAATCAACCTGAAAATCAAGAAGTTATGGAAGAAGCAATGAATCAAGTTCAATCTTTAGAAGAGGATACTGAAGAATGATAGATGATATTGATAAGCAATTAAAACAATTACAAGGAGATTATGAAACCACTTTTAATACAAAAGAGGGCGAAAGAGTTTTAGCTGATTTAGAATCAGCTTATTATAATAGGATATCTTTTTCAAAAGATCCCTATGAAACTGCTTTTAACGAAGGTAACAGGGCAGTTATTGTCAGAATAAAAAATCTAATAACCAGGAGGAATAAATAATGTCTGACGAACAAATGACCACCGAATCACAAGACAACCCAGTAGCAACTGAACCAATTACTAATTCAGTCCTTGGGTCTAGTACAGTAGGTGACAATCAAAACTGGAGGGATACCTTACCCGAAGAATTGAAGAATGATCCTACTTTACAAAATTTAAACGATGTTGAATCACTTGCAAAGACAGTAATTCATCAACAAAAAATGATAGGTAGTAGAATACCTATGCCTAAAAACGATGAAGAAAAGGCAGAACTTTATGGCAAACTAGGTAGACCAGAAGAAGCTAGTAAGTATGAAGTTGAAGTTCCTGAAACACATCAACAATATTTTCAAGACGAATCAATGAATGAGTTTAAAAATGTAGCTCACAAAATTGGTTTAAACAATGAGCAAGTAAAAGCTCTTTTAGATTTTCAAATTGCTGAAATTAATCATCAAGTAGAAGGTCAAGGAGCTAATCTTAATGTGCAACGTGAAGAAGTAGAATCAAGCCTTAAACAAGAATGGGGTTTTGACTACGATAAAAACGTAAGAGCAGCACAAAGAGCTTTGCAAGTATATGGCGATGAAGATGTTCTTGAACTTATGAATACAGAGGCAGGTAACCATCCAGCATTAATTAGAATGTTTGCCAAACTTGGTGGAGAAGTAACAGAAGATATGGCTAAAAATACACAAAATAATAGATTAGCAGTATCTCCTCTGGATGCAAAACAAGAAATTTCACAAGTTATGAGTGACAATAAGCATCCATATTTTGACCCAAATCATAGAGAACATAAAGAAGCTGTTGAAAGAATGCGACAATTACATGAAAAAGCATTTGGCAATAGTTAATTTTTTATGATATAATTTGCGTACCAAGTTCGCCCTTTTAGGATAACGAATCGGTTAGCCGTATGTGGCTATAAAACATAGGTTTCCCGTTAAGGATAAAGACCGATTTAAAAATTTATTTTAAGGAGGACTGAATTATGTCAATACAAATTACAACAGCTTTTGTTGAACAGTATAAAAGCAACGTATTTCATTTGGCTCAACAGAAAGGTTCAAGACTTAGAGATGCCGTTAGAGCAGAAACAGTAACTGGTAAAGCACATTTCTTTGAAAGAATTGGCTCTGTTGCAGCACAATTAAGAACGTCTCGTCACGCTGATACTCCTCGTATGGATACACCACATTCCAGACGTAAAGTGTCATTGGATGATTATGACTGGGCAGACTTAATTGATAACGAAGATAAAGTAAGAATGCTTATTTCCCCTCAATCCGAATATGCACAAGCAGGTGCTTGGGCTATGGGTAGAGCAATGGATGATGCTATTATTACAGCAGCTACAGGAACATCTTATGGTGGAGTAGCTGGTGGTACATCAGTAACACTTCCATCAGGAAATAAAGTAGTACATGGTAGTACAGGGTTAAACCTTGCAAAACTACTATCTGCTAAAGAGATTATTGATGCAAGTGATGTAGACCCAGAAGAAGAAAGATTTATTGTATGTACAGCAGGTCAAGTTACAGACCTATTGAACGTAGAACAAGTTACATCTGCTGATTACTCTACAGTAAAAGCATTGGCACAAGGCGAAATCGATACTTATTTAGGATTCAAATTTATCCGTACACAAAGATTAAATACAGATAGTGATGGAAACAGACAGGTATTAGCATTTTGTAAATCAGCAATAGGACTTGCAGTTGGAGCAGATATTTCAACTAAAATTTCCGAAAGAGCTGATAAAAATTACGCAACACAAGTATTTTTATCAATGACAGTCGGTGCAACTCGTATCGAAGAAGAAAAAATGGTAGAAATTGCCTGTACGGAATAAAATTTAAAACAAGGAGGACATTAACATGGCCGTAACAACACAAAAAAGCACGGAGTACACAAATAGAACTGCTACTCCTTTAGTAACTGCAAATGCCGTAGCTGATAAAGGTAAACTAAGAACATTACAGTTTACACATAATCAGAGTGGCGTTGGTGATGCAGGTTCAACTGTTACCCTTGGGAAACTCCCTGCAGGTAAAGTTAAACTATTAGGTGGCCTTTCAAGATTCTATTGTAACTGGACAGCAAGTTCACAAACAATGGATATTGGATGGACAGCTTACGAAGACTTAGATGGCACAGCAGTAGCTGCTGACGCTGATGGTCTAGTAGATGGTTTAAGCGTTGACACAGTAGGTTACTTTGATATGGAAGGAAACACTGCAGCAGGTAAACTGCTTGGTGGAAACTATACATTTGAAAGTAAAGGTGGAGTTGTTATTGTAGCTACAGCAGTTGGTGCTTTAGCAGACGATGACGATTTAGTAGGTGTAATTACCTATATCGTAGACTAGTACGACAACAAAGGAGGGTAGTTTCGGCTACCCTCTAAAGGATAAAAATGGCAACTGAAGTTTCAATATGTTCAAACGCACTTAGAAAATTAGGGGATGACCCTATTACTTCTCTTACTGATGATACAGAAAGAGCAAGACTTTGTAATGCTTTTTATGAACCAGCTAGAGATTCTTTATTAAGATCACACCCTTGGAATTTTGCAATAACTAGAGCAACACTTGCACAATTGTCAACAACACCTGCTTATGGATTTTCTTATCAATATGCATTACCTACAGACCCTTATTGTTTAAGAGTCTTAGAAATGGAATATCAGGATTATATATTTAAGATAGAAAATTTAGCTACTGAAGGTAGAGTTTTATTAACAGACGAAGGTACAGCAAAAATATTATACATAGCAAGAATTACTGATACAAATATTTTTGATTCTTTATTTGTAGATTGTTTAACATACCACCTTGCAGTAAAACTTGCTTATCCAGTAACTAATTCAGCATCACTACAAGCACAGATGCAACAACTTTATGGTTTAAAACTTTCTGAAGCACGAAGTGTAGATGGACAAGAAGGGTTTATCGATGGCCTTGTTTCAGATACATTTACGGACTTTAGAAAATAATGGCAAAAACAGCAACTTCAACAGTAGTACATCCTTTTCAAACCAACTTTACAGCAGGTGAATTATCACCAAAACTAGCTGGACATATCAATTTTGATAAATACACAAATGGTCTTGAAATTTTAGAGAATATGACTGTGTTTCCTCAAGGGGGAGCAACACGAAGAAGTGGTACTAGATTTGTATGCGAAGTAAAAGATTCTTCAGCAGTAACAAGATTAATACCTTTTGAATTTAGTGTAACACAATCATATGTTCTGGAATTTGGTGAAACATATATAAGATTTTTAAAAGACAATGGTCAAATTGTAGCTGCTGATAAAACAATAACAGCTATTACAAAAGCTAATCCAGCAGTAGTAACAGCAACAAGTCATGGATATAGTAATGGCGACCATGTATGGATTAATACTGTCGCTGGAATGACAGAGGTAAACGGAAGAAGATATACTGTAGCAAACAAAACAACAAATACATTTGAGTTATCTGGTGTAGATTCTACTAACTATACAACATATGGTTCAGGTGGCGATGCACAAAAAGTAATTGAAATTAGTACGCCTTATACAGCAGCACAAGTTTTTGATTTAAAATTTACGCAATCTGCAGATATTATGTACATAGTACATCCAGACCATGAACCAATGAAATTATCACGAACAAGTCATACTGCATGGACACTTGCAGATGTAGATTTTGGAGCTACTGGTCCATACTTAGATGCAAATACAACTACAACAACTTTAACACCAGCAAGTGCTGGAACTGGCACAGGTGTAAATATAACTGCATCTGCAGTAACAGGAATAAATAATGATGCTGGTTGGGCAACTACAGATGTAGGCAGACTAATAAAATTTAATAGTGGTGAAGCTGTTATTACAGCAAGAACTAATACAACAGTTGTTGTTTGTACTATTACAAAAGCATTTACAAATACAGATGCAACAGTAGGTTTTCAATTAGGAAGTTGGGCAAACTCACAAGGATGGCCACAAACTGTATCTTTTTTTGAACAAAGATTGGTTTTCGGTGGATCAACAAATTATCCTCAAACTATATGGGCATCTGAATCTGGTAATTATGAAAGTTTTGATGTAGGCGATGCTAGTGCAGCAGATGCTTTTATATATACTATTGCAGCAAATAAAGTAAATTTAATTAGATGGTTAGCTCCTATTAGAGATTTAATGATAGGAACAGCAGGTGGAGAATTTAGAGTTGATAGACCTATTGGTGAACCATTAAAACCTGACAATGTAAACATTAAACAAGAAACTACATATGGTGGATATACCTCTCAACCAATGCAAATTGGACCTAGTGTTTTATTTGTGCAAAGACAACAACGTAGAGTAAGAGAGTTGGGATATAGTTTTCAAAACGATGCATATGTTGCTCCAGATCTAACATTACTTGCAGAACATATAACAGAAGGTGGAATTGTAGATGTAGATTGGGCACAAGAACCTAATGAAATATACTGGGCAGTAAGAGATGATGGCACGTTATTAGGAATGACTTACCAAAGAGAACAAGATGTTATTGCCTGGCATAGACATATTATAGGTGGTAAGGCAGCAAATTGCACAATTACAGTTACAGATTATGCCAACATACAATCTGGTAGTAAATTAACATTTACCAAAAGAGATGCTACAACAACTATATTTACATCTACTACAGGTACAGCAGGAACAGATGAATTTAAATCAGAAACAAGCAATAATGTAACAGCAACTAATTTAAAAAATACAATAAATACTCACGCAAATTTTACTGCAACAGTAGCTTCTAATGTTGTTACAATTACAGAAACAACACCAGCAGCAATAGGCTATTTAACAGTTAAAAGTCAAGACGTTGTTCGACTTGCAAAAGTAAATGAAAGTCAAGCAAAAGTAAAAGCAATAACATCTATAACAGAAGCAACAGAAAATCAAGTATGGGTTGTTGTTGAAAGAGTTGTAGGTGGATCAACAGTGCAACACATTGAATATCTTGATAGTACAGTAAATCAAGATTCTGCTTTGTCAGGAACTGTTACAGGAGCATCAACAACAGTAACAAGTCTTGACCACTTAGAAGGAGAAACAGTACAAGTCTTAATAGATGATGCTGTATATCCTAAACAAATAGTTACAAATGGTGCAGTTACAATAAGTTTACCAAGTACCTTTGCTAGTAAAACAATAGAAGTAGGATTAGGATATAGTTCTAAACTAAAAACTTTAAGAGTAGAAGCAGGTAACTCAACAGGTTCTGTAGCACAAGGCAGGAAAAAAAGGTATAATGAAGTAATTGTTAGATTTTTAAATACAGTAGGTGCAACTATTAATGGCGACCAAATACCATTTAGAAGTTCAGCAGATGAAATGGGTGCACCAATACCAGCATTTACTGGAGACAAAAGAGTAACAAATCTAGGATGGGATAGAGAAGGGCAAATTACAGTTGAACAAACACAACCATTGCCAATGACTGTCCTTGGTATATCAGGAACTTTAAAAACAAGTGGATAGGAGTATATAATGGCACCACCAGCAACTTTTTTAGGAATGAGCTATGCAGCTTGGGCAGCTACAGCAATTGCAGCATCAGCAGCAATGAGCTATTCAGCATCAAGAAGCAATGCAAAAAATATGAAAAATGCCTATAGATGGCAAAAGAAAAGAAGAGAAGAAAAAAGATTAGCTGATGAAATAAAGGCTAAAAAAATGATAATTTTAGCAGATGAAAATAAAAGAGTTAAAATGATGGCAAGTGGTATAGAAGCTGGAACAGGTTCGTCTTTAATAAGAATATCAGCTGTCTCTTATACACATCTCCGAGCCCACGAGACGGACTCCTATCTCGTATGCCGT